GTTTAAGGTCAAATATTTTAATCCATTTCCGTATTCTTGCTTTATTGCAACCGTAATATTCAGCCAATTCTTGTTGAGATTTGACCGAATAAAGATGTTTAAATTCTTCTTCATTTGGTAGTTGATTGTATCCAACACAATTTGTCATTTTGAATCCTTAAACTATACTTTTATATTTAGTAAAAATATAATTTAAAGAACTATTTTGTACCACCCTTATCTGTGTGTTTACGAATTTGTTCCAACTGTTCGTCACTAAGAATACGCAAAGCTTCTTTAGCTTTTTCATTGGAGTATCCAAAATATTCTTTAACGCATCCAATATCTTTCAACACCTCGGCCTTTTGCCATGGCTGAAACTTACGCTTCATTGAACGAATAGTGTTCAAAAGATACTGGTATTGCATATCGGAATCTAAGTCTGGATATAGATTCATTTCGTTTGCATACAATATACAGTCCATGTGAAAAGATAAAGCACGGTTGACCACAAACTTATTATAGTCTTTGTAATCAACCTCAGATTCAAATACATTCTTCTTAGTTTGAAGAATGGACGGAATGACTTCTTTGAATAAATCAGGCATTACTTGAACTCACAATCGACCATGATTTCGGTCAGACAAGCAATCATATTGATTTCGTGGTCTGGAACAAAAGCGGCCTGATATTGATACTTAGCCAAGTGTAAAACTAATTGAGGTACAGAGTTTGGTTTAAGTTGCTCATACAGACCATCATAAATCTTACGATACAAACGAGCAGGATCATTGTCCGGATTGTTTGTAGTCCACTTACGAGCACCAGCAAAGTCTTTTTCTTTGAGCGACTTGATAAGTTCGGTAAGTTGAACTTCGGACACATTCGACAAGATACCACGGTCAATCGTTCCAGAAACCGAATAACGTTGAAGTTCGTTCAACACACGGCGATTGTCTGGAAAGTGTTTTGTGATAATTGCCGCAACAACTTCTTTGTCGTACTTAACTTGCTCTTGTGTTAGAATACCTTCGACACGTTTGAAGAAAGCCGAGGCCATCTTTGCTTTAGAGCCGTTCAACTTGAAGTCAATAACGGTACAACGAGAATGGATCGGTTCAATGATTCGATTCTTGAAGTTACATGTGAAGATGAAAGAACAGTTGCTGGAGAACTCCTCAATCGCTCCACGCAATGCTGGTTGAACGGACTCAGCATTCATATAGTCAGCTTCATCAATGATGATAACTTTGCGACCACCCATCAAGGAAACAGAAGAAGCATAGTTCTTAATCTTGACACGAAAAGTTTCAATCTGACGGCCTTCATCCGAGCCGTTGATTACGATATAGTCACAACCGACTTCTTCACAGAGAGCCTTTGCAACAGTGGTTTTACCAACACCAGCAGTGCCAGCCAATAAAAGATTGGGAATCTCTTTTCTGTTTACGAATTCCTGAAATGTGGCTTTCAGTGAATCAGGAAGAATACAATCTTCGATTTTCTTAGGGCGATACTTCTCTACCCACAACATGTGATCGGACATTCAAAACTCCATAATAAAAAAATAAGTATAACATGGCCCGAAGGCCATGTCAATCACGATTAAATTTTGATGTAAACTTCTTCGTTGGCTGTCATGTCTTGTGGTAATGCACCTTCAACATTCCACGGAAACTTCTTATGTTTTTCATAGTATTCAAAAACGGAAAGAAGTGTATTTTCTAATTCAGCAAACTGATTAACCATCTTTTTGCGTTTGTCTTGAACGCTAAATTTTTCAGTAGGTGATTTGGTGTGGATTGTGAAATAAGATTCAACACCAGTATCATGGTATTTTTTGGCAGCATTTACCATGAATTCATATTCATAACCCTCCAAGACTGACCAGCCATGTTTTTTACGTTTGAAGTCAAAATTACCACCACAAACATAATCGGTGTTTTTAGCCAAGAAATCTTGAACGTCTTGTGCAGTGTATGTTAGGAAGTCACGGTATACCAAACAACCATTTTTAGCCAATTTACGAACAACATCACGCACAACTTTTGCTCGTGTATTGTGATGCATATTTTTGCAAACGCTATCAACATAATTCTTGATACTGGCTTCTTCAGGAGAAACAAGTTTTGAACTATGTGAAATCAATCTCACAACAGTATTCACAACATCGGCCTCAGTACTGGCGTATGATGGTCTATGGTCATTTTCTGTCAGTTGGAATGTGCGGACAGCATCTTCATAACCATATTGACCATCAGCTGGAATTTCATATACATCAAAAATCCACACTTTGAAACCTAAGTTACGCAGTGCTTCGAAACGATGATGTCCAGTAACGATTGTATATCTGGTAATATGACCAGACTCAATACTTGTATGTTCTCTGACAGTAGGAGGCATCAAAGAATAATCGATGCCATTTGTAAAAGATGTTTCCAAACGCTGGATGTGTTGAACATTCTTACCAGCAGAACGCACTGAGTTATCTTTTTTCAGTGGTGGATTGTGAATATCATCCAGAGAAATAATAATTCGTTCTTTGAAACGAACTCCGGGTGAAACGATTTTTGTGAATGTGACCTTTTTCGGGTCTAAAGTTTTTGTATCAAACATAAATTTTCCTTTATTAAACACAAAGAGATGCAAAGCGCAAACTCGTAATGTGTGTGGTTTAAAAATTGAGGCTAAGCCTCACATCTATATATGTTTTTAAATTTTTCGCCAAATGTCATTCTCTTTGACGTAAAGTTTGCCATCAGGACCTGGAGCCATATTCACAGTAACACGCTTTTCTGTTCCAGGTTTGTAATTTGGACCTATACCAACAAAGTAAAAATTTCCATAACTACTTTGTTGGGGTGGCAGTTCTTCACCATATATTGCTTGGAGTTGCAACACAGGTTTAGTTTCAAGTTGTTTTTCTAACTCCGCAGTTGGCAATTCATCTTGTTTATAAACAATCCTTTCTTTGGCTTGTTTGTAACCTTCAACACCAACTGCGAGTAGGCCAGCAAGGCCTAATGTTTTTGCAAAAGACCTACGAGATGCTTTTTCCATTTTTAGTGGTTTTCTTTGCAGAAGTTTTACGTGGTGCACGTTTTTTTGCTGGAGGCTTTGTTTCTTCTGTAACAGAAGCAGCAATTTCATCTACTTGGCGTTCAGTCAAAGGACCATTATCTTTTTCATACTTTGGATTTTCTTCTTCTTTGAACGCATCTTCAAGTTGTTGAGGTGATGGTGAAACAATTACCTCATACTCAACGGTAACTAGTTGTTCCTTTTCAGGTCCTAATTTAACCAAAGGTTCGGGAGTTACTTCCGGTTCAGGTTGCTTTACTACAGGTTTTGATTTGAAAAATCCAAATAGTTTACTTAACATCTTTAATACTCTCCAAAAGAGCCTCAAACTCTTTAAATTCTGCAACTTCTTCTTGCAGAGACTGGTTATATTGAACCTTAGCCATGCGTTTGATAATCTTTTTAGGAATTTTCAACTCATCATGGGCAAGACTTACCATGTCCGCCATAGATTGTGATGTTGATTTTGCACGAGCCATACACAATACAATTTCTTCAATATAACCTTTGAGAGACCTTAGTTGTTTCTCATCAAAGGTTCCATATAATGTTTGAACTTGGTTAGTCATATTTAGAAGGTACTTTCCTTAGATTCGATAGCAATCCAATATTGAATTTCTTCTTTGGTGTTTTTGAAGTTAGCCAAACCTTTGAAGGAGATTTGAACATCGTATGAACCTTGAATCATCTTTAAGTTTTCGGTCTTGAATACAAGAGTAAAGGTTTTACCGTTTCCTTCACCAACCTTGATGGAACTGGTGTGTTGTGAGTCATCTTTTGCATCATAAGCAAAGATTTCAACAGATTCACCATTAGATTTTAATGCGATATTTGGTGAAGATAGAATTGCAGCAGAACGCATAATCTCTGCATAATCGGCATCAGATAAAGTAAAAGAATAGTCAACATCATTCAACTTGATTTCTTTTTCTGGTGGAATAACGATAGTGTCTCTAGACGCCATACGATATTTGGTCTTACTACGACCACCTTTGAACGTAATATTGGATGCATCAAATTCAAGTTCAACATCACC